TTCCGAGTAACCGAAACTCATGGTAACGCAATGTGAGCGAAGCTGTTGTTCTTCAATATAGTAATCTATGTAGCCTTGCGTCACGTTATGGTCTACCCGCCCCGCAATCTGTGAGCGTGTAATACTTTGGTCTACCACACCGCCATCGCCAAGCATGGCTTCTAGCTTGCCGTTATAGTCTTTAACTACAATGAACTTGCCGTAGTTCTCTCTAGTGTATGCGTTCAATACATCTTCAGCAGACTTTCTAGAACCGAATACTACAATCCTCGCCCTATCAACCATACCCCGAAGGACTTTGATGACTGGCCCAACTGGGATATCAATAACGTTGGAATACTTAGAACCAAGTAAAATAGTAACAGCAACAACAGCAGCATTACCAGCAGACCAGTACCGCTCATCGTTTGTCGACTCAAATTCTTTCTTAAGTGACTCGTGGGTTTTCTTGTAGACTTCACGGACTATCTCCTGATTCTGAACCATCCAGCGTATTAGCATATCGCCTGCCACGCCGTAGTTTGTTTTTAGCTTATCTAGTATTGCTGATTCTACTTCGTTCCATTCTAGTTTAACAGTAGGACATTCCTCTAGAACCCGCAACATCTCAGCTTGGGAAGCGTGCTTGCGCATACCGCCTAAGAAGTCAAAGACGTGGGTATTAGAAGTTAGTAAGGCAGTTGATTTCCAATTCAGAACATTCAAGCGTTCCTTGTTGGCATTACTCTCCATACGCTCTTTGCCTTTACCTTGCGACTGGTCTAGCAAGAAGATAGGAAGCCACTCAAAGTCGCCTCGGTTCTTAGCGGTAATCTCATCGGTTACTAACGGCAAGCTACCCAAAATACCCTGACGTTGTTGCAAAGCTACTGCCGATGTTGCCTGACCTACACGATACATTCCGGGCTGACCAAAGAAACTTTCAGCAATAGATAGCGCCAATGATTTACCTGTACCTGATTCGCTTGAGCCTAGGTGGTATGTCATGCCGTTAAAGCCTGAGAACTCCATAAGCAGTGATGCAGGTCCGACCAAGCCCATAGTGAGAATGTTCCAAATCTCCCGCTTGATAAACAAGTTAATAACATCCCGCCAATCATTGATGTTGCCTGATGGGGCGGTGTGCTGGTTAATGTTCTCCAAGCCGGGGGTAGGTACAAATATTTTCTTGCCTGTGGGTGTATAGATGTGGCTGTTGTATACGAAGGTTTTATCTTCTTGCCAGCCGCAGTTATTAGGAATCTTGATAGCTTTTTTGTTGGCACTAGCTTGCTCTACACAGGCTCTTACATACTCAAATAAATTCTTGTCATTACCTGAACCGAACGAAGCAATAATGTTTTGACTAGCCAGCGCTTTGACTGTCTCGTCTTTACTAACTACCGCCCGTTGTGGAAGCAAAACATCTACGCTACCCTCGGGTCTGCAAGCAACCATGTGAACAATGTGGTCGCCGTTGCGATTCAAAATATCTACCACGAATACATCATATGGCAGTAGCATGATCTGCTTACGCGTTTTGTTTCCCTGAGCGTCTTCTATGGTCTGATCTACATAGATACCGCCGTTCTGACCATAGCTATAGTTTCTTGGTGGGACTGGTTTAGTTACTACTGGAGCATCGACTTCTACAACTTCTTCGTCAACAGGCACACCACGCTCCATGACAATTTCTTTTTCAGTATTGTCAGTCTTTAGCTCTTTACCCCATACCAGAGGGTTAGTAATTTTCCCAAAGTGCGGACAGCCTGTGCAGATGCCGGGGTTTACTTCATCTAGCTTTAAGCATGGGCTCGGACCTTTAGTAGCGTGCCACTTAGCGTTGATTCGGTCTTCATCGTAGGGGTGCATATCCCCGAGTTTCTTAGCCCATTCATAGCCGTCATCGCAACGCCTAGCCCAAGAGATTATATTGAAGAACAACGGCTCCATGCCGTCTTCTGATGCGTGAGCTTTGTAGTGCTCAAGCTGGGCGCATTGTTTGGTTTCCTCAATTTTTTTGAAGAAAGTGCTGGAGTTTTCAAGAAGTTTGACACTGGTTGCCCCTGTTTCTTTGGGGCGCTTGCCGGGGATGTTAAGAGAAGTTTCCTCGTAGGTGATGGTTAGCTGGTCTTTGAGGATGGCGTTAATCTTCTCTAGCTCAAAGGTCTTACCTTCTACTAGAATTTTTACTGGGCGTGGCTTAGCTTGCTTGTAGTTCTTAGTATCAGGAACCCGCAAAACCCGAGACGCATCGCCTGTAACTCCAAAATCTATATTGAAGTCCATCTGCTTGCAAAGTCTCTTTAGATTCTCAGCAACAGGTTTCCAAACTGCAATATCAACTTCTTCGGTCAGAGGCCAGTAAACATGGAGTCCACCCCCACTAGATAAGATGTATGGGGTTCCAAGGTCTGCTAACGAAGTTTCGGACAAAAAGCTATCCAATGCCGCCGCAGCCGCCTGTTTACTATCATAGTCCTTTCCATCACCACAATCAATATCTAAAAACAATGATTTGATTTTTACTGCATTTTCAGTTAGTCGTTTGTTAGCATCAAAAGTCGATAACGCATAAAAAGCATTTAAGCCTTTATTACTAAACTCGATAGCTGTGCTATACAAGTCTTCAATCGTCTCCACAAAGACGTGCTCTTTTTTAGCTGTGCTCAACTCGCAGGCGCAATACTTACCCGAAGATGGAAGCACAGTCGCTAGGAAATCCTGCGACTTCATAAGTAACCCCTTAAAATTAGTTAATACGTTCGTACAATCTGTGTACTAGCTCTTGCTGAAAGTCCTCGGGCATGGTACTACCCGCTAACAAAAATCGTTCAGCAAAATTAACTAATTCTCTGTCGGTTAATATGCGTGGGTTGATGGATGATGTTACTTGCTTTTGTTGCATTTTCTCATTGCCTCCTCTGCGGTGTTGCTTGATTGTAGGATGGCCAGTAAATTCTCTACACTTCTGCGGTATGCTGGCGATACTTCTGAACCACCAAACCAGTTATAAATAGACTGACGTGTTGCTCCGGTGTAATCGGATATTTTTATTACAGGAAAGTCAAGCTTAACAGCCCATCTTCCTAATAAGTTACCAAGCGACTTAGGCGCTTTTGATGTTGCTTCAACAATCTTATCTGAATACGGCATCTTATTATTCTCGTTAATTAAAGGGTGGGGTACTCGTGCAATGTACGTGAAGCATCGGGTTAATAAACCATCCACTTTCCCCCAAAACTATTACTCGTCGTCAGTTTCCCATTCGCCGATTACTTCGGCTAGCTTGCCAGCTTTCTTGGCTGGTACTGCGTTGGGTTTAACTGCTGGCTTGCGAACTTCAGGCTCATCAGCTTCTTCTGATGCTTCTACTTTAGCCTTTGGTTTCTTGCCTTCGAGAGCTAATGGCTCGTCTTTCTTCTTAGCTACGCTCATAGTAATTGCTTGCTTAGCTTCGGTAGATTGACCCTTCTTAGCGCAAACTTCATACTCCTCGTCGGTCAACCAGCGCATAGGTTGGAAGAACAACTTGGGTACTGCGGCTTTAGTATCAAAACGCATACGAGTTACTAGGGTCTCGGGGTTAATGCTTTGAGCCGCTAGGTAACGAGCGTAGGCTTGTAGTGGGCGCTTGTCTCCGTCTTCCTTACCGAAGATAGATGTAGCGGCTAGGGTCAACTGCATAACATCGCCTTCCATATCGTTAGCCAAAACAACTGCTAAACGCTGGCTGAAACGGCAAGCACGAGAATCACCTAGACCTGAGCCTTTGGCATTTTGAGGACAGTTTGCGCATGATGGAGCTTGTGGCTCTTCAATGCTTGCATCAGGTGTATCACCATCAGCAGACCAGCAAGTAGGTGCTGAGTTAGCGCCTTCCTCATAAGTGCCAGCATAAAATGTACGGCTAATCTTTGGAGCAGCTTGAACAATAACTACGTCAAGATGTCTGTCATCAATAGCGGCAATCTCTTTACCGCCAGCGATTAAACGGAATACTCCACCCTTCGTTGAGATACGCTTCTGTGAGACCCCGACACCGCCAGCCAAGCTCTTAGCTAATGAAGACAGCTCTGCGCTCTTTGCAAACGCTGGTAGTTTTGAGGGGTTAAATGTAGTGAGTTCACTCATTTTTATTACTTCCTTATTTAGTTGGTTTACGAACAGTTACTGCAAAATCTTGCAAAGAGTTTAACCCAGCAGGAACTAGCCCCGGGTTTTCCTCTAGGAACAACGCCATGTTCTTCTGCGATATTCTGCGCTCGAACAAATCTAAAGCATCGTTATCAACAACAAACTCTTTGAACGAATCCCAATCGTCTGTGTAGTAACGAACCTTTTGCGACAAGATAATTGTGCCTTCGTCAGTCTTCACCGAGTTAGTGCCAAGAGCCACCATCTGATCCTTCATGGCGTTCTTCAATTCGTCTTGTTGCGCTTTGAGCTTTTCTATTTCACTTTCGTATTCACGAGTCAGCTCTTGAACCCTTGAATATATCTTGCGGTATACCTTAGCCAGTTTATCTAGCGGTATCAATTCATTTTCTTCAGACATCTCGTTTCTCCTTTCAATGTCTATGTCAAATACTTTACAACAATAGAGGCAACAATACAACCCAAACTAGGGTTTTCTTTTTACTGATTCACTTCTTCTTTATACAAGCTAAGTAAGATATCGTGACCTCTGACCCGCTTCTCGAGCTGGGCGAACATCTTCTTTTCTATCTCACTACCTTGTAAGTGTATCACAGTAACTTTGGTGGAATCTTGACCAATACGATCTGCTCTTGCAATACATTGTAAATACGTTTCAACCGACATAACAGGACCATAAAACACGACTGTATCTGCGGCAGTTAAAGTCACACCATGCGATGCGGCTTGCGGTTGAACTACCAGTATACGAGGTTCGGGCAAGGTTTGGAAGCGCTTGAAGATATCTGTTCTTTTAGATACTCCAATGTCCCCATGAATCACCTCAGAAGCCACATTGTGTTTTAGTAAGTGGTTATGGATAGTATCAATGCTATGTCTGAACGGAGCAAAAACTATCACCTTACGGCTCGTCTCTTCTAATACTTCCAGTAGTACCGATAAGCGTGGGGCGCAATCAAACTCAACTACTTCATGCCCATCTGTGTAAGCCGCACCCGCAGAAATCTGTAGTAATTTAGAGACACCAGCCGCCGCATTAACTGCGGTAATAGTTTCACCAGCCGCTTCCATGACCATCTTATCTTTAAGCAAGCGGTAGTATTTTGTCTGTTGGGGCGTTAAGGGTATTTCTCGGGTCTCTGTAAGGACTGGGGGCAAGTCGGTACACTCTTCCTTAGTAAACCGAATGGCGGGCTGTAGCGCCTCAAAAACAGCCTCAGCCGCCCCTTTCTTGGGAACCCACTTGAACTGGGTTAATTTCTGCATAGTCTTGTCCCGCCATGCCGTAGCGAATTTAGGAACTCCTGAGGGATTGACTAGCCTAGCCAAGCCATACGCATCAACAGGGGACTGAGACGCTGGTGTTCCTGTCATCATCCAAAGCATAGTGTCGGGCTTGAGGATTTTGCTAAGTGACTTCCAGCGTTTAGTAGATGGATTCTTGTATGCGTTGGCTTCATCCACAATAATTAAATCGAACTTGCCGTTAGCTACAACTTCGTCAGCGATAAGATTTAAGCCGTCATAGTTCACTACTACAAACTCGTAGTTGCCTTGCACCATTTCAATGCGTCTTGTAGCTTGTGCGTGGTGCGCTACGATAACTGATCTGTGTATTACGCTCTTACCTACGCCGTTCATCCAAGCGTCGTGCATGATTGATAGGGGGCATAGGATAAGACATCTACGGACACGACCTAGCTTCATTAAATAGTCGGCAGCCCATAGCGCGCTCATAGTTTTCCCTGTGCCGGGGTCGTTAAATACGAAAGCTCTAGGGTGAATTGTCAGAAATTCTGCGGTATCAATCTGATGTTCAAAGGGTTTATACATACCCGGCCATGTGTATTTAGCTCGGATAGGCGAAGGAACATTCTTAACACCTAGATTGCGTAGCACACGCACTTCATCCAAGCCCCATTTCACAGCAACTTTATGTATATTGCCGTTCGATTCTACGATGGCGTGGTTAGGGATAACGCTATATTTGTGTGGGTCACGGGTGTTAAACACCAGCGCCTTGTTTTCAATTATCTGCATGGCTCTTTAATCTGTATACCAGACCGCTATTGCCATCTGGTGCGGTAACAATTCTATGATGTTCGACTAAGTCTCGGTTAGCTAAGCGCATTAAAGCACCTTGCCAAAAGAGGTCGCTAAAGTCTTCTGCTGGAACCCATTCGTTGCCCCACTTAACTTGCCACATAGCTTCAAGCACATGAATAGGCGTATCCATTGTGTCGTTATCGGGGCTTGTTAACACCCTACCAAAGTCTTCAAATAAACTTTTTAGTAACTCCATATTTTCCTTTCGTTGTTGCCAGTATTATTTTTTATTATCTGACATATTTGCTTTGGGAGATCGCAGTCTTAAGTTACCGCTTGTTGATTTCCCACCTGACTTTAAGGGTTTCACATGGTCAATGTGTTTGCCCTTGCGGTCTATACCTTCCTTGTCGTATTTTCTACGAGCCTTTTGTCGCTCTAACTGATCCTCAGTCTCGCCTGTTTTCTTTTGTAGTTTGTATGCGTGTTTGTAGTTACGCTTGCCGTCTGTCTGCATAATAGTTCCTAGTGCTTGGGGTTAAATTCACAAGACTTTACTTGACACCAGCCACATAGCGGGGTGCTTGTTGGGTTCCATACATCGTTTTTGTAGCTAGCTTGTAGCTTGCCAACTCTTTCTCGGTATAAACCCCAATGAAAATCTTTCTCGTCTGCCATCATTTTATGCTTAACCATACTATTTTTCACTACGAAAAGCAAAGAAGAGTTGACCTGACGGATGTGTGGGAAGTGAGCAAACACCATCAAAGACATTAGAATTAGCTGGTCTCTGTCAGGGTATTTGTCGTTGCCTGTTTTGTAATCAACTACCCAAGCCTTCAAACCATCGTCATCTATGATGACCAAGTCAGCGATACCTCTAGCCCAAACATCAGGTGCGTCAAATGCGCAAGGGGTTAAATCCTCACGCACACCCATCTCAAGCTCAGGCATCTTTCTGCCGTTAATCTTCATAAGCTGTTCTAGAATCGGCTCCATAAAAGAGTATTCTGCTGGCACAGGCGTGCCGTCTTTTACAAACAACTCAGCCGCTTCGTGAACTTGCTTACCATATTTAGTATGGACAGTCTCTTGGAATGGGTAGTTCTTTAAAACCTTAACCTCGTAGAACCGACGAGCGCATCCTTCGTAATCTTTAAGACCCGAGTGGCTCCACTTGATTGGTTTAACTTCCATTACTTTGCATCTCCATAGCGTTTAGCATGACTTGATTCTGCGTCAAGCGGGATACCTTTCATATACTTTGGCTCCATGACCATTTGCGCCAAGACCCAGTTTTCAGCTTCATCAGCTTCTTCCTCAGGGGCTAGCGCCACTACTTCATCATGGACAGTCAAAACACAAGGGTATCGTTCTTGTATTCTCAACATACCATCAGTCATCACACAACGAGCTACCGCCTGAACGATGTTTTCTACCAGCTTACCGCCGTATAGCTTCTTCTCGTCAGACCCATAAAACCACTGCATCCTACCTTTGTCGTCGGCTACGCCCTTTAAATCAGGATAACGCAGAGCCAAACCACTAGGTAGAATTATACGCTCTTTTGTAAATTTTAGACACTTGTATTCGTAGTCTTTACCATCAGCTAGGCTATGCTTTATTAACGAACTACACAACTCCCAAAAGGCTACGACAGGGTAAGCCGCCTCACGATACTTCTCAATGATTTTCTTAGCCGCTAAGCTATGTATCGCTAGCTCTCTGTCTGTGCAAGTGTGGGGTATCTTGCTAAGTAGTTCCATGTTTCTTTCCCAACCAACAAAGTCTTCGGCATCTTGCTGAGTTACACCAAGTTGTTTAGCAAATGCTTTGTCGTATAGCGTAGGTGGTGCGCCTAGGAATCCAGTAAGAAGTTGTGCAGAAAAGCTAGCCCAACCCATGCCATAGCCACAACCTAACAACGCTGATTTGGCTGACTGCCTAAGCGTCGGATGTGTTTCTTTACTAAGATTCGGGATGCCGAACATTTGCGCCCCGAAAGCCGAATACGCATCTTGCCCCGACGCAAAGATTTCAAGAAGCTCTTCATAGTCCGCAAGGTATGCAAGAACTCTCGGCTCAATTTGTGCGAGGTCGCAGACCACGAGGGTATAACCTTGCGGTGCTTTGATAGCTTTGCGTAGGAAGGAGTTCCGCTTGAGGTTTTGTAGATTAAGCCCCGAGCCCTTGCTCGCCGACCAACGACCTGTGTGTGC